CCCTTGCGGTCGAGCCATTTGAGAAATTCCGGTGCGAGCCGGAATGCGCCACCCAGCAGACCGCCAAGTAATGTTTCGATCATTGGGCACCTCCGAACACCTTGAGCTTGATGAGCGCGCCCGCAACCAGCGCCAGCAGGAAACTCGTGGTGACCAGCTTGATCACCGTCTGCCACGCGGTGTGCTTGGCGGTATTGAATGCCTCCAACAAGCCACGCAGCTCGCGAATGTCGTTCGCGGCGTTTTCTCCGTCGAGGCCGACATCGGACAGCGCCGCACGCGCGCCGCGCTCGGCAACACGTTCCAGCAGTTCTTCGAATTCATCCTTGGGCATGGTGACCATGCCCTCAGTCACAGTGGGTGCGTTCATTTTCGTTCTCCAGAAATGCGAAACCCGCCTCATGGGCGGGTTTCAGGGGTAAAAATGGGCGACTCAGATGGCGATACCGGCACTCCAGCCGGTGGCCTTGAAGGCTGAGAGCTTGGCCTCGTCCTCGATATAGCAAAGCCAGCCGATCTTGGGTACGTGGAATTCCCAGACGTCGGCAATGCGCGCGGCGATCTGGTTGGTCTTTCCGACCCACGTCCCGGTGGCGGCTGCGGGAACAAGGTAGCGGTCGCCGTTGGCCGGGCTGGCAGGTGGTGCAGTCAGGTCACGGTCTTTCACGGACAGGCCCACCACTGCGCCGAGGCGCTTGAGGTTGGCGTCCATGCCGGTATCCCAGCCGCTCTCGCCGAGCGTCCAGCCGTAGTTGAGTCCAAGATTCGGGTCGGTTGATGACATGGTTTATCTCCAGAGATTCAATGCTTGGCGAATGCGCGGGACAGCGTCCGGATCGCCAGTTCGGTGACTTTGCTGCGGGTGCTGCCGCCAATGACGCCCGACAATGGGCAGGTGCAGCACGCCGCCGCTTTTGGCGACGAGCAGCGTCAGCATCCAATCGGCAAAGTTGTGGATGTCCGTGGTTTCCTTGATCACAGATTCCACAGCGGAACGCCGCATCACGATCAAACCGTGAATGTGGCTGGCACTGTTGGCGTGCTGCCAGCGGCTGTAGGCCAGACGCCGCACGGCGATGTCCCGGCCAGCCTCGTCCGTCAGGGCCTCGTCGGTGTAGGCCATCACGGCTTGCGGGCAGGCATCCAGCGCATCGGCCAACTGCGTAAAAGCGCTGGCTTCGTACAGATCATCGGGATCAACGAAGGACACAAGCGGCAACGTGCCTTGCGCATAACCCACCGCGCGTGCCTCACCGATGCGGCCCGGGATGCCGGGCAGCACGTGCAACTGGATCGGTGCTCCTTCTAGACTGGCGATGCAGGTCTCGCGCCATTCGGCAGGTTCATTCAAGGTGAGCAGATGAACATCGATGCGCGGCTCCATCAAACACCTCCCCAATACTGGCCCCAGCGCAGGCCGTAACCTGTCCGATCCATGATGCGCACATGTGGCTGCCAGCTGCTCAAACCATCGCGTTCGGCGCTGATCTCCACCGTGATGCGGTCGCCCAGCGCACCGGCTTCAGCGGCGGCAACCGCTGTGCTCCAGATGAAGGTGGTGCCGATCAGACTTGTTTCGGTGTGCACCGCGCTGCCGACCCGATTGCGGATGCGCACGGTGTAGCTCACGCCCAACTCCGGCCCGATATCGCCCTCGTCTTGCTGCACGAGATAGGCGGTTTGCTGCGTGCGGTCGCGATGAGCCCACGCCAAGGTGATGTCGCCCGAAACCGTTGCCGGATCAATGTCGCCACTGATTCGGATGCGACCGGGTGGATACGGCAACGCCTGCCGACCGACCAGCGCGAGCGGTTGACCATTGCTGGCCAGAACCGAATCGCCTTGATCGGTCGACGTGCGCGGAATCGCTCCCACGAACACCGACTCACCGGGCGCGCGCTCGGCGCTCTCCGATGCCAGCCAATCACCGACGCCAATCAGGCGTGTTCCAAGCGCGTGGGACTGAGGTGTGGTGTCGAGTACGCCTCGCGCCAAATCAATGGTCGCATTGCCCGTGTCGAAGGCCAGGATTGCCACGGCTTCAATCAGTGCTCCGCTGGCATCCACCAGATAGGCGTAGTCGCCAACGGCAAGTCGCTCTGGTTGGCTGACGGCGGTCACCGGCACTGCTACCCCATCGGATTCGGTCGCAGACAAGGCCGCGTCGAGCGTCAGCAACGGCGCATAGTCCTCGCCCACGACGGCGGCGATGTCACCGCTCGAAACCCCGGTGGCCAGTTGCCAGTTCAGTTGCCCGCTGCCGCCTGCCGCCGCCAGTGCGCCGAGATAGGTGTCCGTGTCGGTCAGATAGGCCAGATCCGCACGCGACATCCTCCGCGCCAGTTCCCAGTACGGAATTTCGACGGCGAGTACCAACGCTGGCGGCAGCGGCGCAATGGTGGGTTCCTCGACGCGGGGCGGCGGGGGCGACAGCACGGTGTTGCTCATACCGAAAACGTCCTCGATGGCCTCGATACGCCACTCGGCAGCGCCCAGCTTACCGGTGTCGATGCCAGTCACGCGCACTACCATCTGATCGATGCTCAAGCGAGGCCAGTTCAGCAGGAATACATCGCCCGGCAGCGGTGGGCGCTCCAGTGTTTCGCGCGCCACCGTCAGACTGAGTCGGGCCAATGGGGAGCCCAAGGCCCGCAGATCGCGCAAAGCCAGCCGCGCGGCCAGTGGCCCGTAGTTGACGCCAGGATAGTCACGGCGCTGGTTTATCACGCCGCCCTGCAACTGAATGGCGGCGAGATTCTCCACCGTGACGGTGGTGTCCCCGCCGGTTTGCCAGTCCGAGTAGATCACGGTCAATTCGTTGGGCAATTCGCCCCATTGGGCACGTTCAAAGCGTTCGAGACGCACGATCTCGTCGGGGCCCAACTTCGGCAGGCTATCGATCCAGTAATCGTCGCGCAGCAACTTGAGCTCGAAGGTGCCTTGCTCGGGATCGGTGTAGAGGATGCCGCCGATGTGGTCGATTACCTGACCGATGAAGCTCTCTATGGACTGCTGGCGGGTCCAGACCAGATTGAGGCCGAAGCCTTCGCTCGACAGTGCCGACGCCGCGTTCCAAAAACTCCAACCGATGGAGTCTTGCGGATAGCCCATGCCCCAGTGCGGGTCGGTGAGGCACTGCACCAGGATGTGGGCCGGGTTCATGCCCACGCTGATTTCCTGGCCGTCGTCGTCATCCCAGACACGCACCTCGGCGTTCCACTCCATCCACGCTTGCCCATGCCAGCCAGCAGTAAAGCGGCGGACGCGCACCGCCCACGGTTTGATGTACGGGTTATTGGCCGCGAACAAAATTTTGCGGGCCACCAACGACAGCACACCCCGGAATGCCGGGATGGTGCTGCCCAGCCGGCTCATCAGGTAGTCGTTGCGCCCTTGGCCCGCACCACCTGCGAGCACGTCGATGTTTCCGACCACGCCGCCCTCGTGTGAATCGCCCCCAAAAAGATCGGGCTTGTTGATGCTGATGCTGGTCAGACCGTGCCCGCTGGACAGGATGCCTCGGTCAGCATCACCCCACGCGGTACGGTCACCCATCTGGATTTCCTGCACGGCATCGACCGGCCCCTGACATAAAGCCAGATGCAGCCCCATGCGGTAGCGGTAGCCGACGGTCTGGGATTTACTGCTGCCACCCATCAGTCTTGCCCCCGCTGGCGGGCGTGTTCAACCACGCGCTGGGCCATTGCGTCGCCGGTGGCCAGCAAGGTGTCGGCATCAAGGCCTTCGCGCAGAAAAGCGCGAAAATCAAGATCGTGACGCGCGAACCACGTGCGCGTGCCGTTCACGCAAAGGCCGACGGCACGCACGTGATCGATGGTGATGACAGGTTCAGTGCTCATTTCTTGCCTCCTTTCTTCTTGATCGGGTCGGCTTCCAAGTCGCCATACCAGACGACGTTGGCTCCGCGTAGCAGCACCGTTCCGAATACAACGGGAATCGGTCGGCCTTCTTCTGCGGTGGGTGCATCGATGTCGGAGAGCGACGCCGGTTTAGGCTCGGGTGGCTTGGGCGCGAGCGCGACAGAAACGAGCGCAGCGACGATGATGACGACGAGATACCACATGGACAGCCCTCAGAAAACGCCCGTAGAGAACGGGTTCTTGCTTGGAATGGCGGGGAAGCCTCCGTAGTTATCGAGGTTGCCAAAGCGCGACTCACAGGTGGATGTGCTGTGATCGCAGCCGACCGTCAGTTGCACGGAGGTAGCAGGTTCGATGGCAACGGGATAGAGCAACTCCACGCCGCTGCCGAAGTCGCTGACGATCATGTGGCGAGCGCCTTGCGGCGTCTGCAGCCAGCCTCCGGCAACCCCGCCACTCACACTGGCTGGAACGCCGCCGTCGAGTTCCACGTTACGGCCATTGGTGTTGACCACGAAGGCGCTGGCAGAAATCTGCGAGGCACCGCAGGCGCTCGAATACAAGACGTGCGAGCATTTGCGGCTGTACAGCCGACGCAGGCCGATTCGTTTGAGACTGACTTGTGCGCTTTCGCAGCGAACGCGGGCGGCACCGGCGAGCGCATCAGGGACAAAATCGCGGCGGCAAAACGCAAAGGCATGTGGATGGGCGGCGTGCCGACACTGGGCTACAACGTCGAGAATCGTCTGCTGGTCGTCAACGAAACCGAGGCGGCGGTAGTACGCCGCATCTTCGAGGAGATGCTGACCATCGGCGCGCCGACGCAAATTGCCGCCAACCTGACCGCCGAGGGCATCACCACCAAAGCATGGACAACGCAAGACGGCCAGATCCGCAACGGGACGCAGATCGACAAAAAGTACCTGCACAAACTGCTGCGCAACCGCATCTTCCTTGGCGAGATTTCCCACAAGGGCAAATGGTTCCCCGGCGTGCACGCGGCCATCATCGACCAAAATCTGTGGGATCGTGTTCACGAGGTGCTGGCCAAAGACGGTCACACCCGGTCGGTGGAAACCAAGATCAGATCGCGCACCGATGCGCTGCTGCGCGGCCTGCTTTACGCGCCCTCGGGCGAGAGGATGTACCCGACCTACTCGCGCAAGAACGGGCGCAAGTACCACTACTACGTGTCCAAGTCGGAGAGCCGCTTTGGCGCACCGGGCAAAACTTACGAGCGCCTGCCTGCTCCCGAAATTGAAGCGGCGGTGATCGGACAGATCCGCACCGTGCTGACCAGCCCGGAGTCCATTGCATCGGTGGTGCGCTTCATCCAGCGAAATGGGGCCCAGATTGACGAAGCGACCACGGTAATGGCGATGGGACGGTTGAACGACGTGTGGGAGCAACTGTTTCCGGCAGAGCGCCATCGAATTGCGAATCTGATGATCGAACGCATCGACCTTGTCCACACCGGTGAGGTTCAGGGCATCAAGGTGAAATGGCGAGAGATTGGCTGGAATGCGCTGATCGAAGAATTCGCGCCGAGCGGCATTGGTGCCGAATTGCTGGAGGTCGAAACCTGATGGACGACTCACTGGAAACCTTCGTGCCCTTGGCGTTTCGCCGCAAGGGGGCACGTCGTGTGGTCACGGATGACCGACACGTCCACGACGTGACGCTGCTGGAAGGACTGGCGCGGGGCTTTTACTGGCAGCAACTGGTCGATACCGGGGCAATGGAAAGCGGGTCGGACATCGCGCGGGCAGAAGATCTGCATCCGTCCGTGCCCAACGAACTGATGCGCCTGACCTTGCTCGCGCCCGACATCATCGAACTTTTGATGTCCGGCAGGCAGCCGCGCCGAATGAACCTGATCTGGTTCCAGCGAAACCCAGTGCCGGTAGATTGGGTGGCGCAACGCCAGATCGTGCAACGCTTTGAGGGGGATGTATGAGCAAGAAGCACCGGGGTCGGTACCAGGGTGACCCAGTCACCTACCAATTGCCGTCACCGGCTGGCGGCGTCCAGTTGGAGACTTTCGTTCCCTGGACGCTGGTCAAGCGGGGCTTGAGGAAGCAGATCATCACGCCATTGGATGCGCCGCAGGAATTTATGGAGGAGGCGCGCCGGGAGCGGCAGGCCCGCGAGTCGGCGCAGGACACCGCGTTGCTACGCGCCCTCGGGCTGGCCTATCACTGGCAGCGGCTGCTGGACGAACAGCGCATGGGGTCGGTGGCCGAGATCGCGGAGGCCGAGGAGATCAACGTGACACAGGTGCGCCGCCTGATGCGGCTGACCTTGCTGGCCCCGGCGGTCGTCGAGCAGTTGGTCGGGACGTCGGAAACGGCGCTGGAACAATTGATGCGCTGCCCGTGGCCCACCACGTGGAAAGACCAGATCAGAGTGCTCGCGCCCCCGGCGTGAACCGACACCCTCGTGCCTGCCGCCGCTTCCGGGCGGTTTTTTTACGTTTTCTTGGTTCTCAGTCGCCGCCGGTACAGCAGTTGCCATTCACAACCCGCACCCCGCAAACCCGCATGAATACTGGATACGGGGTCGAAAGCGCTCGCGAGGCAAACAGAGAAAACAGCGAGGAGAGAGGCTAAAAAAGTGCAGGAACTGGCGAAGTCGTGGGTGTGCCGCGCGCGAGGCATTGGCCCGAAACCGCGCCAACACTGGCGCTCCGGGCAAAAAAAATCCCAACCGATAAGGGTTGGGATTTCAAATTATGGTGGTGATGGGCAGAATCGAACTGCCGACCTATGGGTTATGAATCCATCGCTCTAACCGTCTGAGCTACATCACCAAGTTGGGCGCGAGATTATAAG